CCTGGGCTGGTGCTGTCCAGAAACTGGTCGAGATCGAACGCTTGCAGCACACAGTAGACGAGGACGAGCACCCCTACTCTGGCAATCCATCGGAAGATGCCTCGTATCCGTTCGGCAGGGGTCATGTTGACGGGAACCTGTCTGGACCAATCTCTGTGTGACATTGTCGTCTGGGGACCTGCGGTCACGCGAATTGCAGACTCCACGGATAACGCCACAGTGGATACGTTGGTGGGTGCAACGACCACGTCAGGGCAGGCGGGAGATTTTGCAGCGGGTGCAAATACCTGTGCGCTGGGGACGTTGATTATCTTCAACGCCGAAGCCACGCAGGGGAACGACAACATCCGTGGCAACGTCTTCGTGAACGTCAACTGTCAGTAGTGTGATGGGTGTCCGGGGGACCTGTTGGGCAGTCTTCCTGGCAGGTCTCCCGTTCGCCCACCTCGTCTTTCGTCCTCACCTGGATCTGTGGCACGGACAGGCGTTGTGGGCGCAAGCGTGGATTGTCGTGCTCTTTGGGACGTCGTTTGGGATGAAGGCACGGGGTCGGATCGCCAACCGGCCACTCGCCGCCTGGATGGTGTGGGTGGGTGCCATCACGCTGTGGTGGTGCACCATGTTCTCGATTGAGAAGCATGCTTATGGGTCGATGTTTCTCATGCCGGTGTGGCACATCATGTGCATGGCGATGTTCTACCAGGTGGCCTTGCAGGACTGGACTGCCGAACGGATACGAGGCATCTTCCGATGGATTGCCAGAGTAGGGGTGCTCGTCCTCGTCTACTGTGTGCTGCAAGCGTTCGATCTCGACCAGTTTCTGGACAGCACCAGCCCAGGCCAACGGGACTATGTGGTGGGGGTGATGGGGAATACCAGCCATCTGGCCTCCCATCTGGCGTTGCTGTTGCCGATCTTCCTCTTACAGCACGGCAGGAGATGGAAACTGGCGGCTGGAGTGGCGATTACCCTATTGCTGATGACCAAGTCGGTGGGAGGCATTCTGGCTGGGATGGCGGGACTGCTCTGGATGGCGTGGTTCTGGAACCTCAGCGTCTTCATCAGTCTGGTCCTAGTCTGCGTGATCGGAGTAGCCTATGGCCTCCACAACCCCTCTCTGTTGAATCCAGAGGGTCGGCTGGAAGCGTGGGGAGAATACTGGAAGTTCTTTATCCAAAAGCCTATTACTGGGATGGGACCAGGATTTGTCAGAGCCTACTCTCACTCCGTGAAAGTAGGGAGCCCCATCAATGCGTGGCGGCACGTCCACCAGGAGTATTTCCAAGTGGCGCTTGAATATGGCCTGATTGGTCTCAGTCTCCTCCTCTGGGCCGTGACAGACTGCTGGAGACGGATTCTTCGGCTCCCTAAGACCCGTGAGCTGGTCGTCCTCTCCGCCATCCTCCTCGTCTTCATGGTGAATGCGATGGTCAACTTTCCCGCCCATCTGTGGGTGCTGTCGAGTCTGGGTCTCATGGCCTATTGTGGCGTCTATGTGCTAGAGCAAGAGAGGGTGTCGAAAGAATGGCTCTGAAGACCTTGAGTGAAATTAGAGTCAACATCGGACAAACAGTGCGTGAGACCCAGGTTAATGACCTCATCGATACCTTCATCAACTTCACTATGCAGCAGATCTGGAACTATCACTTCTGGACCTTCGGGAGGCGCAAGACTACTTTCTCCACCGTGAAGGACCAGGAGAATTACAACCTCGATGAAGAGGTGGATCGGCTGGTCCTGGTGCGCCAGCGGGACACGCCCCAGAAGATCATCTATGTTCCGGATCGGCTCTTCTTCAAGCTCATCCCCAACCCAGAGGATCTTGCCAGCGGTTCGCCCCGGTACTACCGGATCTGGGAGGAGACCTCCTTCTCCACCAATCTCGCATCGGCAGATACCGTCGATGTGGTCTCGTCATCCTCGTCGGATACGTCAGCCTTTACGGTGCGAATTGTTGGGTTTGATTCCAATGGACTACGGGTCACCGAGGACTTCACCTTGAACGGGACTACGAAGGTGACAGGGTCCACCACCTTCCAAGCGGATGGATTGCTGCAAGTCTCTAAGTCGGCAGCCACCACAGGGACGATTACGGTTACCCGGAATACGGGGAACACGGAACTGGTCGTCATTGCCCCAGAGGAGACGGTGCCACGGTTTAAGCGACTCAGCCTCTACCCCATTCCGTCCTCAGCCATCACCATCAATATTGAGTACATTGAGCGTCTCCGTCTCCTGGCGGATGACAACGATGTGCCCCAAATCGACACCAAGTGGACGTGGCTCATTCGGGAAGGCGCACTCGCCAAGGCGTGGGAGTACAAACAGAACGAAGCTGCCTCCAACGCCCACCAGCGCATCTTCGAGCTGGGTCTGAACCAGATGCGGAGTGAAGACCTCCAGAATATCGACTTCGTGCCGGTGCTGGAACGTCGATTTTACATCCCGTTCCAAGGCGTGCATCGGCACAGTGACTCCCTCAGTGGCGCATTTCCGTCCTATGGTGTCGGCGCGTACTAGACATGAGATGGCGTGACTATGCCTTGGCAATTGGCCTCTTGGTTCTGCCCACCCTCACCTCGGCGGTGGAGCCTCGTACCCATCCCACACGAGGCATCCAGCTCTTCCTCGGACTGGATGACACCTCCGCTCCGACCCAAGTGGCCGATGGTCGCGCACAGGATCTCCAGAACGTGGTGCTGGATTTCGATGGCTCACTCACCCAGCGGGAGGGGGTCTCCCTCATCGTCACCCCCAGCAACAGCGTGGGCCTCCGAGCCATCGACACCCTCGATATCCCGGATGAGGACTTCTGTGCGGTCACGGGCCTCTATTACACCAAGTTCTCATCCGGCACGGAGAAGATCGTTGCCACCTGTTCGGACCGCTTCTATGAACTCACTGGCACCACCTCGTGGGATATCCCAGCGGACCATGTCACCCTCACCGGAGGAGACGATATCCAGTTCGTCTGGACCGTGGCGCTGGATAACATCATTGGGACGAACGACACCGACACTCCGATCCAGTTCGATGGGACAAGCCTCAACCATGTCAGTTTCGGAACTCTCAGCTCCGATGAGGTGCCGACCAAGTCCAAGACGGTCGTTTTCTTCAAGAACTACCTCATCTTTGGCAACACGGTGGAGAACAGCCTGGAGCGCCCGACACGCTTTCGCTATTCCAATGTCGGTACTATCAACGCCTGGACGGATGATGACTTCATTGATATCTCAGCCCTCGGTGGACAGGAGATCAATGCCTTCGCTGAACTCTACGACAATCTCTATGTCTTCCTTACCGACAGCATCTACCGGATCAGCTTGGTGGGAGGGGATGATGTCTTTCAGGTCTCCAAAGTTACGGATGACATCGGATGTATAGCCAAGAACTCCGTGCAGTCTGTCATTCTCCGCAACGCCCAGAACGGTCTCATCTTCCTCGACAAGGACAAGAAGATCTACTTTTTCAACGGGGTCATCGCCCAAGACATTTCCTTGCTCATCACCAAGACCATGGACGCCCTCAGTGGTTCCAGGCTTCAGTTCGCCGTGAGTGCCGACACCAACTCCGACTATCTCCTGTGCGTGACCTCCGGAACTGGCTCCACCAACAACGTTTGTCTGGATTTCCAGTACGAAATTGGGGAGTGGACCAAACAGCAAAATATCCCCGCCAACGCCATGGCCCAAGTCATCGACAACAACACCATCAGCAAGACCTACTGGGGCAGTTACAAGAGCTTCGTCTACGACTTCGCCGACTCGGATCTCCGGGACGATGTGGGGATTCGATCCGGGACGGTGGAGGTCATCAACACCTTCACCACTGCCACGACCTCCGGGCTGAACATCTACTACGACGCCTCCAACCTGGTCACCACGGGGTCCCTGGTGGGAGCACCGATCCGGATCACGGGAGGGACGGGACTCAACCAGACCAACACCATCGCCGACAATACCGAGACGGGGTTGGTGATGACCGATGCCTTCAGCACGGAGTTGGATGCGACTTCCACCTACCAAGTAGGAGCTATCGACTCCTTCTACACCACCAAGTGGTACGACATGGGGGAGTCGGCACGTCTGAAGCACTTCGGGGAGATCTATTTCTGGGCCGAATCCGATGTCAGCAGCACCCACACCCTCAGCTATGCGACGGACTTTAACGCCGATGTGGAGACGCTCAGCATTGCCTTGTCTGCCTCCACCGCTGATGCCATCTGGGGAAGCGCCATCTGGGGTGTGGCGTTGTGGGGGAGTGTCGATGATGTCTTTCGACAAGCCAAGTTGCAGGCTCAAGGACGGTATCTGAGGTTGAAATGGGCCGAAGCCGATCCCGACCAGTTGTTTAGGTTGTACGGGTGGGTTTCTGTTCATTGGACTGGAGACATTAACTGATGCGCGTTGTTCTAGCTTTCATTGTCGGTGGTCTGCTGGGACTCTCCTGGGAGGTCTCAGCGTTGCGCATCACCCAGCCCCAGACCATCTTCGAGTGGAACACCAACACGTTTTCCCAGTTGAATCAAACGCTACAAGACATGTGGAATCTCAGCAATGGACGTTACACCCTTGATGTGACACTGACCGATCCAGACGGGAGTCGTGCAGGGGATAAGGGTGACATGATCCTTTACGACAACAGTGGAACGGGGACGCTCTGCGTGGCGATGAATGATGGGACGGATTGGGATTGTGCGACGTTGGCGGAATGATGATTAAAGATACTTCACGAGCATTTCATAGGCATAGGCAACTTGAGTTAATTTCTTCCATTGAGGAGTATCGCGGAATGACCTATCAGCAACGTTGTCGTCTTTCTGGTAGAGCATGGAAAATAGAACATAGAGAACAAACTAATCAGATTTCTCAAGACTGGAGAAACCGAAGTAGAAATTGGATTTCAAGGTACAACAAGCAGGTTGGTCAAGTTAATGGAAAGGCATTTTATGAGAATCTTAAGCGGAGGGTGTTTAGTTTTCTCGGAGATAAATGTACGTGCTGTGGAGAAACTGAACCAGGTTTCTTGAATGTAGACCACATTGTTCCAGTTAAATATGTAATGAATGGAAAGAGGATTAAAGGATTGTCTTTTCATAAAGTCTATACCGACGCATTAACTCATCCAGAGAAATATCGGCTAATGTGTTCCAATTGTAATCAAGCCATTCGATTCGGAAGAATCTGTCCACACAAGAGAAATGAATCATAGAACGCTCGTTCTAATTCTCTGCTGGTTTATCTGTGTTGGTGCAGCACCAAGTCGTACACAAACGTATACAGCCGGTGAAGTGATTTCGCCATCAGACGTATCCGAAAACGAGGATAATATTTTCTCCTACCTCCAAGCTGGGGTGGATACCTACAAGGCTGCGTCGGTGGATGTCACCGCCATTGGGAACAATGCGGTCGATACGGCTGAGTTGGTGTCTGATGCGGTGACCAATGCGAAGGTGGCGAACAACGCGATTGATGGCACCAACATTGCGATCGGTTCTGACGCCCAAGGCGACATTCTCTACTTCAACGGGTCGGACTATGTCGTGTTGACCACTGGCACCTCCGGACAGTTTCTCAAGACTCAAGGATCGTCTGCGAATCCCACGTGGGACGATGTCGCACCCAGCATTATGGGCATGAACTCGGACCAGGACCGTTCCGCAGCGAATTGTCCATGTTTTGGGGCTCCGTATATGGACATCTTTGCCACGACGGAAGGGTTCGCCATGAAAATCCCAGTAGCCTTTACCGCCCAGAACTTTCAATGTGGGGTCCAGACCGATCCGGCGGGTGGAGCCTCCTGGGTCTTCACCTTGCGAGATGATGGGTCGGACACCTCCGTGACGTGCACAATCTCTGGAGGATCGACCACCTGTGTGGATGACTCCAATACCGCTGTCATTGCGGATGCCAGCGAAGTGTCGGTCTCGATGACAGATGCGAGCACCCCCGCGAACTCGGACGGTCAATACTGCTCCTGGGAGATTGTGCCATGAGAACTCTGATGATCTGGATGCTCTTGACCGCCTCGGTCTCTGCTGCCGAGGTCTGCACGTCCTTGGATATGTCCTCGTGGACTCAGAGTCAAAAGAATATGCTGCCTGCGATGGCCTATGGATTGGCTTTTGAGTCGGGAGATGACAATGTGCCCAGACGCCACCCCAACGGACAAGTCTGCTTTACCGACCCACAGTTTGATGTGCAGGCCGTCCTGACCTCCACCGCTATCCTGGATCGTCTCGCAGCCGAACGGTCCAATCACCCCATTGAGCGAGCGGCTGAGGCACAACGGGTGCAGGGATTGAAGACCGCCATCCGAGCACGGTTGAAGTCGGGTCAGCCACTGACCGATGCCCAGATTGATCTGATTCTTGGAGATTGATGCTTTTCACGTCTCTTGACTCGCACGGACACTTTGAGGCTGCGGGACGATCCAGGATAGCGGTGGAGGTCAGGACGGCCTGCACATCAAACTGTGGGTCGGTAAAGCAGACTTGTCCGTTGGGGTGGCGTCTGGGCACATTGTCATCTCCCGACTCAAAAGCCAATCCATAGGCCATCG